TTGATAATGTTCAAGGAACATTCGCTGCCGGTCTAACAACAGTCTCATATATAAATTCTTCGGGAATTCAAACTTATGTTGGTTCGGGAGTTACTATTTCCAGTATAAATGCTGATCAATATAATACTGGTTTTCATATGAAGATCTATCAACCAAATCATGGAATGCACTCTCCAGAAAATTATGTAGAAATTTCTAAGATGAGACCAACTTTCGATGGTGATTTTGCAGATACAACAACGGAATTAGAACAAGATGGTTTGGAAGTTACGCTCGATGACGCTACAGGATTTGATACCTTTGAAGGATTACCAGTAGGTTTATTAAACCCAGGATATGCATTGATAGGTTATGAAGTATTTGAATATACATCAGTTTCTGGTAATACTCTTACAATTTCGCAAAGAGGAGTTGATGGAACTTTAGTTTCCCAGTTTACTTATCCAATTGGATCTCCTGTAGAAAAATACGAATTTAATGGAATTTCATTGAGAAGAATTAATAAGATTCATAATCTTTCTCTGGTCGATCAGAGCACTCATCCAACTGAACTAAACAGTTATCATATTAAGATTGAGATGGGGGCAACTGATTTTGAAGGGACTGGTATTGGATCTGATAGAACTAATGATCTTTATTTCTTAGAAACAGTTCAAAAGGGAAGGTCTGGAACCAATATTACTAGCAATATACAATTTGAAGCAATAACTCCAAGTTTTGCCAATATTGTTCCTGGTGGAACAACTTTAACAGGAAGAATGAGAAGTTTTACTGGAACAAGTGTTGGTGGAAATGAAGATTCGTTTGTAGATTCTGGATTCCAATCAATTGAAATTGGTGAAATAAATTATCTTCCAACCCCAAGACTTATTTGTTCTAAAGTAAATGAAGAGAGAAACATTCAAAATTCTCCGGGATCTAAGTCTTTGACAATGGAATTTTTAATGGAAACCGAAAATTCATTGGTTTCGCCAGTTATTGATACTATCAAAACATCAACTATTTTGACTAGTAACTTAATTAATAATCCAAATGGAATTGGCGAAAATTCGAATTATGCAACTACTGACAATACTAGGAGTCTTTTTGATGATGATCATGCCGCGATTTATATTTCAAAACCAGTAAGATTAAAAATTCCTGCAAATTCTTTGAAAGTATTGTTGAGTGCTAGTAGAAATACACAGAATGATATTAGAGTTCTTTATAGACTTTTTAGAACTGATTCTCCCGAGGTCTCACAAAACTTTGAATTGTTCCCTGGATATTCAAACTATACAGTTGATGGTCAGGGAATTAGAAGAGTTGTTGATGAATCTCTCAACGATGGATCTTCAGATAGAAAGGTAGATCAAACTTCCGATAGATCATTCAAAGACTATGAATATACGGTAGACAATCTTCCAGAATTTGATGGATTTTCCATTAAAATCGTAATGGCATCAGAAAATCAAGCAACACCTCCGATGGTAAAACAGTTAAGAGCTATTGCAACTATCAAACCGACATTATAATATGGAATATATAAAAGTAAAAGATAAAAATAATCTAGTTAGGGATACCTACTCTAACGGAATTGTGAATACTGATTATGAAAATTATAAAAAATATATTGATTCATATAAAAGAAAACTAGAGGAATCAAAAAGAATACAAAATTTAGAAAGTGAAATTGATGAAATAAAAAACGATTTGAATGAAATTAAATTTTTGCTGAGGAATTTGTCTAATGGATCCTGATAAAATTACTTTGGATAATATATCCAAACTATTTGAATATGAGAAACTTTCTAGAGACCTAGATAGTATAGATGATATTGAAACTTTGCGAAATTTTGCCAAGTCTTATGCAAAGCTTTACTTTAAACAACAAGAAGTTATATTAACACTCTAATGGCACAACCATCTACAAGGCAAGAACTTATTAACTATTGCAAAAGAAAACTTGGTTCTCCAGTTTTGGAGATTAATGTTGCTGATGAACAGATTGAAGATTTGGTTGATGATGCTATTCAGTTCTTCCAAGAAAGGCATTTTGATGGAGTATATCCAACTTTTTATAAGTATAAAATCACTCAAGATGATATAAATCGAGGAAGAGCAAGAGGTTCAACTTCTCCCGTTGGTATTGCGTCAACGTCAGTTACTACAAATATTGTTGGAACTGCAACAACTTTTACCTATGAAGAAAATAGCAATTATCTTCAAGTTCCCCCAAATGTTATTGGAATAAACAAAATTTTTACTTTTGATGGGACAAACACTATTACAAATAATATGTTCAGCGTGAAGTATCAATTATTCTTAAATGATGTTTATTATTGGGGATCGACAGAACTTCTGAGTTATGCAATGGTGAAAACATATTTAGAGGATTTGGATTTTCTTTTAAATACTCAAAAGCAAATAAGATTTAATAAAAGGCAAGATAGATTGTATCTAGATATTGATTGGGGATCTGTTACTAAAGATCAATACTTTATAATCGATTGTTATTCAACATTGAATCCAAATGAGTATTCTAAAGTGTGGAATGATTCATTTCTAAAGCAGTATTTAACCTCACTCATAAAAAGGCAGTGGGGACAGAATATGATGAAATTTACGGGCGTTAAACTTCCCGGTGGTGTGGAATTAAATGGTAGACAAATGTTTGATGATGGTCAGAAAGAAATTGATATGCTGATGGAGAAAATGTCCAGCACTTATGAACTCCCTCCTCTAGATATGATTGGTTAGTAAAATGCTAAATCCATTCTTTCTTCAAGGTTCTAAAACAGAACAAGGATTAATTCAAGACTTGATTAATGAACAATTGAGAATGTATGGGGTAGAAGTTCATTATCTTCCTAGACAATTTATTACGGAAAAAACAGTATTAAGAGAAGTTATCGAATCAGAGTTTAATAGTGCATACCCAATTGAGGCATATGTAGAAAACTATGACGGATATAGTGATAATCCAACTATTCTTTCAAAGTTTGGAATTCAAGCACTCAATGAAATAACGTTGGTAGTTTCGAGAGAAAGATATGAAAATTACATTTCACCTTTAATTAAAAATCAATCAAACATAAAGGTATCAAACAGACCAAAAGAAGGGGATATAATTTATTTTCCATTGGGAAAAAGACTCTTTGAAGTTAAGTATGTTGAACACGAAAAACCTTTTTATCAACTTTTAGAAAACTATACTTATACATTAAGGTGCGAACTCTTTAGATATGAAGATGAACTTATTGATACGAGTATTGATGAAATAGATGAAATTATTGGTGGAAATGATTTTAGTGATCCAGATAAAATCCCTTCAGGAAATATTACAAATCTCATCATGGTTGGATCTGGTGTTACTGCAACTGCAAATGTATCAATTGTAAATGGTGGGGTTAGATTTATTTCAGTTACAAATCGTGGGGGAGGTTATACAAGTACTCCTACTGTTGGATTATCTTCAGCACCCATTGGCGGAGAAACTGCAAGTGCAATAGCTAAAATGATTAGTGGTATTGTTGTTTGTAACACTAATATCAATCCAAACGCACAATCAGTTCAAGAAGTATTAATTACAAACCCTGGATATGGATATACGGTTGCTCCCAAAGTAAGATTTATTGGAGGTGGTGGTAAAGGTGCAACTGGAATTGCTTCAATAGGAAATGGTATTGTTGGAATAATTACAATTACTGATAGTGGATCTGGATATGTATTACCTCCTACAATTTCATTTAGTGGAACTTCCACAGTATCTGCAGCTGCTACAGCAGTTGTTTCTGCTGCAGGATCAATTACATCAATTTATATTACAAATGCTGGTCTTGGATATACGGAAATTCCGACCATTACTATTGGAAATCCCCTAATCACTGCAACGGGCAGTTTTATATTTAATGAACTTGTTACCGGTTCTCAGAGTGGTACTACTGCGGTGGTTAAATCTTGGAATTTAACCACCAATATTCTACAGGTATCAAATATTACCGGAGATTTTATTGCCGGAGAAAATATTGTTGGTTCTGAATCAAACGCTTCGTATTATTTACGTTCTGTAGAGGCATTTCCAGTTAATGATGGGTTTGCGTCTAATGATGAAATTGAAAATGAGGCGGATAACATAATTGATTTTACCGAAAAAAATCCATTTGGGATGCCTTAGATATAAATATTTGTTATTAATTGATTAAATAGTAGTATAATAAGTTAGTTGTATGTTTGAGTATTTTTATAACGAAATTTTAAGAAACACTGTAATTGCATTTGGTTCTTTGTTTAATGAGATAATCATTAAACACACCAACAATTCGGATAATGTGATTAGCGAGATAAAAGTACCTCTTGCATATGGACCAACTCAAAAATTTTTAGCAAGACTTAACCAATCTCCAAATTTAAATAAACCTGTTCAAATTACATTACCCAGAATGTCGTTTGAATTTACTGGGTTGACTTATGATTCTACTAGAAAATCAACAACTACCCAATACTTTACATCAAAGTCTGTGGAGGATGGGAAGGAGACAAAAAAAGCATATCTACCGGTTCCTTATAATATGCAATTTGAGTTAAGTATTATGTCGAAATTAAATGATGATGCACTTCAAATAGTTGAACAAATTTTACCTTACTTTCAACCAGCTTATACAATGACCATTAATTTGGTTGATACGATCAATGAAAAAAGAGATATTCCAGTAGTTCTGGAAAATATCACAATGCAAGATGATTATGAGGGGGATTTTACTTCCAGAAGAGTATTGGTATATACATTAAGATTTACGGCAAAGACTTATCTTTTTGGCCCTATTTCCTCTGCTTCCAAAGACATTATCAAAAAAGCGTCTCTTGGATATGCTCTTGGTACTCCTTCAAATACATCTCCAATAAGAGATATTGTTTATTCAGTTGAACCAAGGGCAATTAAAAATTATACTGGTATAACCTTAACAAATTTAACCAAGGATATTAGTACAGAGGATGTATTGATTGAGGTAAATGATGCAAGTTCAATTTCAACAAATACATACCTAGATCTTGAAGGTGAAGAAATATATGTTCTTTCAAAATCAGGTAATATTTTAACTATTGAAAGGGGAAAGGATGATACAACTATTACTTCTCATTTAGCTGGATCTCCAGTAAAATC